CTAAAGGTCGGTGAGTTTAAAGACTACCTAGAGCAGATAGATATGTTCGTTGCTGAGTGGGGAATCATACTACCTAGACCTGAAGATTTGTATTATGAGTCAATGGGAATAAAGAGATGAAGCATAAACACGCAGAAGAGATACACGCATTCGCTGAAGGATACCAAATCCAAAAGCTAGTGACACTCTGTTGTGATAAAAGCATTAGACATTGGGAAGACATGGATGTAGCTCCGATGTGGCATGAAGACGAAGAATACAGAGTTAAACCTTATAACGAACAATGGGAAGAAGAACATGAATGACTTACAACAGTTTTTAATAATGATGACTAAAGATGTGGGCGAAGGCATAAGCAATAAGATCATCATAGAGGGTGACGAATACACTTACGTTTCATTCTTTCAAAGAGGCATGAGCGATCCAGTATGTGACTGCGTAGATCTCACTAACCAGGAAGTTACGTTTATGTTTGATACAGTAGATGGATCATTCAAAGGCGTAGAAGGTGCGATAGCATAATGGATAACTTACCGCTAGTAATAGGTGCTGGATTAACTGATAGTCAGATCAAGTTTATCAACTCTTATACTACTAACTATTGTAACGTCAGCAAGGCTTGCATAAAAGCAGACATATCAAGACAAACCTTTTATAGGTGGCAATCAGATAGTGACAAGTTTGCAGAGGCTGTAGAGCAGGCCAGAGAAGGACTCAAAGATAGGTGGGAAGACGAGATAGCAAAGCATGTGTTTGAAGACCGTAACCCTATTGTATTAAACAAGTTTGCACCTGCTGTATTAAAGGATCGTGGGTATGCAGATGCTAAAGATATTAATCTAGCTGGTCAGCTACAGAATGATAACGAGGTGATAGTAACTATTATTGATGGTGGTGAAGTAGCGGACTATGAAGGTTAATGTAAACATAACTAAGAAGTTTGAACCTTTCTTAGAACCACATAGATACAAGATTGCATACGGTGGTCGTGGATCAGGTAAGTCATGGACTATTGCAGCAATGCTCGTAAAGAAGGCATGGGAAAAGCCAATAAGAATACTATGCGCTCGTGAGATACAACGGTCTATTCAAGACTCAGTGTTACAGCTATTAGGCGATACTATTGAACGTCTAGGCTTGCGTGATTACTTTGATGTACAAAAGACACAGATACTAGGAACTAATGGCAGCAGGTTTATCTTTGAGGGTATGCGCTCTAACATCACTAAGATTAAATCTATGGAAGGCCTGGACATTGTATGGGTGGAAGAAGCTGAGTCAGTTACCTTTTCTAGCTGGGAAACATTAATCCCAACCGTACGTAAAGATAAATCAGAGATCTGGGTTAGCTTCAATCCAAATGACGAGATGGATAATACGTATGATCGCTTCGTACTTAACCCACCAGAAGGCTCGTATGTAGTAAAGGTTAATTACAATGACAACCCTTGGTTTCCTAAAGAACTAGAGATCGAAAGAGTACAGCTTAAAGAAAAGAACATTGATTTATATAACCATGTATGGGAAGGTGAAGTCCTATCTAATAGAGACGGATCATACTATGCTAAGTTTATTGATGATAGCCAGATCATGGACTTCCCTGTTGAGCCTAGCATTCCTGTTGATACTTATTGGGATCTAGGTGTTGCTGATGCTACTTCTATATGGTTTGTTCAGCAAGTAGGTATGGAGCTACGTATTGTTCATGCGTTTGAAAACCAAGGTGAAGGACTACAGTTTTATATCAACTACCTACATGACTGGAGAGTAAAGAATCAAGCAGTGATGGGTAGACACTACGCACCACATGATATAGCTGTGAGAGAATTAGGCACAGGTAAGTCAAGACTAGAGACAGCTCGTAAGCTAGGCATTAACTTCTTAGTAGTTCCAAGACTATCTGTTGAAGACGGCATACACGCTGCTAGAGCAATACTACCTAAGTGTTACTTTGAGAAGACAGGAACTAAAGACGGCCTTAATGCTTTGAGACGATACCGCAAAGAGTTTGATGAAAAGAAAGGTGTGTACAAACCACATCCACTTCATGACTGGAGTTCGCATTTCGCTGATGCGTTTAGATACTTCGCTATAGCCTTTAGAGAGAGGAGACCAGAAGCAGGCAAAAAACAACCTATGGCAAATACAGATTGGCTGAATTAGTAGAGAATGAGATAGACTGGTTCGTGTGTTTTGTAGATCATGGACAGTTTCATTGGTGGGATGTAGGTACATCAGAAGGTTATAGGCATTGCTTTGCATTTAGATGGGATGGATTCAACTGGCTAATGGTAGATCCACTAGGATGTTGGCTAGAGATACAAGTATTGCCTTATGGTGATCAAGACAACGTACCTCAAATGATGACTGAATTAGGTCATAAAGTAATATATGTTCGTAAGAATAGGGAGAATAAATTTATCTTCCGAGGACTTACGACTTGTGTTAATATGGTCAAACATCTCATTGGTGTAAAGGCCTTTTGGGTGATTACACCAAGACAATTATACAATTATTTACAGGGGAAAGATTATGGGCGGATTATTCAGTTCACCGAAAGCACCACCACCAAGCGAATCAGCAGTTAAAGCAGAAGAGTTAAGAGATGCTGAAATCAGAAAAGAAGAGTTTTCAAAAGCCAGGCGCAGTTCAGCAGGACTAAAGCGTAGAAGAGGTAGATCAATGCTTCTTTCTGGCGATGAAAAAGGTATTGGCTCTAGTAGCACATTAGGATAATATTATGGGCGGATTATTCAGAAAATCAGAACCAGCACCAGCAGCAGCAGCACCAGCAGAAGCAGCAGCAACACCAGCAGAAGCAGGTAGAGGTGCAGGCATATCAAAGAGAAAGGACGTTGATACCTCGAGAAGCATTAATAGAAAAAGACGCAGAGGCAGAGGATCACTTATCTCAGGTAATGAGAGAGGCATTGGAACTTCGGACAAACTAGGATAATATTATGGGATTTGCAAGCACAACAGCAGTAATAAAAAACAGGAAAGACCTGAAAAACAATTCAGGCATATTCGCTAATACAATAAATAGTTTGTTATTGCAAGCAGATGCAATTCAAAAACCTCAAAAAACAACAACAACAACAACAACACCCAAAAAGAGAGTTTTAAAAGATGTAGATAAAACTAATAGACCAGATGTAGCAAGAACTAGACTAGCTTCTGGTGCTAAAGCGAGAAAGGCTCGATCATCTTTATTAACTTCACAAGATAAGAAAAAGAAATTAGGATAATATTATGGGATTTGCATTCAAGAAAAGCAGAGATGCTGTAAAGAAATTAGCAAGCGATGGCACACCAGCAGGTGTTGCAGTTGTTAAGAAGTACCATAAAGAAGGTGGCGCACCTGGTGTAGCAAAGAAAGCAAGAGGCGGTGTAAAAGATAGAGCCTCGCTTGATATTAATAAATAGGACTGATTATGCCAAACTATAGTAAGAGCAATCAAGCAGTAGCAACCATCATTAAACGATACGAGACTGCTAAAGCACATAGAGGTTCGTGGGAAGAGCATTGGAAAGAGTGTTATGAATACGCACTACCTCAACGTGAGGTATTCAACGAACATAGTCCAGGTAAGAAAAAGAACACAAGGGTCTATGACTCTACAGCATTAATTGCTACACAGAGATTTGCATCAAGACTACAGTCAGTTCTTGTTCCACCATTTAAGAAGTGGGCGAAGTTGTCAGCAGGTACAGCAATCCCTAAAGATCAGCAGACTAAGATTGATAAGCAGCTAGAGAAAGAGACAGACACACTGTTCTCGTATATCAACAATTCTAACTTAGCGACAGAAGCTAATGAAGCGTTCCTTGATCTTGCTGTAGGTACTGGTGCATTGTTACTTGAAGAAGGTGAAGGTGAGGATCTATTAAGATTCAAATCTGTTCCACTAAAGCAGCTTATTATTGAAGATGGCCCAGGTGGCACAGTAGAGAATGTATTTAGAGATCACTCAGTAGCAGCTAGAGATATTGAACGTATCTGGCCTAAAGGTAAAGCATCAGAAGCAGTTAAGAAGATGCTAACTGAGAAGCCAGATCAATTGATCCATATTGTTGAGGCTACTATCTGGGATGACAAACAAAAGCAATACTCATTTGTAGTTATTGAATCAGCTACTAAGCATGTAGTATTTGAAGATTACTTTGAACAGAGTCCTTGGATTGTATTCAGATGGTCTAAGGTAGCAGGCGAGCGTTATGGTCGTGGTCCTATCATGACAGCATTACCAGACATTAAGACAGCTAATGAAGTTGTTAAGTTTGTATTGAAGAATGCTGAGAAAGAAATTGCAGGTGTTTACACAGCAGTAGACGATGGTGTACTTAACCCTTGGACTATTAGCATTGCACCTGGTTCAGTAGTACCAGTAGGACAGCAGGGTTCATTACAACCGTTAGTATCTGGTGGTAACTTCAACGTATCAGAATTAATCCTTGGTGATTTAAGAGACAATATCCGCAAGGCTTTGTATCACGATCAACTCGGACCAGTAGGCGGCCCTACTAAGTCAGCTACTGAGATCGGCATTAGACAACAAGAGTTAATGTCAGACATCGGATCATCATTCGGAAGACTACAGATTGAGTTTATTAATAAGCTAATCAAACGTGCTTACTATATTCTTGAGCGTAATAAGAAGGTCGCACCTATTAAGATCGGTGGTCAAGTCGTAGAGATTAAAGTTATTTCACCACTTGCTCAACAGCAAGACATGGATGAGGTGAATAAGATAGCACAATTTGTACAGTTTGCAGGCATGGTAGGCCCAGAGGCAATGCAGATCGGACTAGATCTTGAAGCGTTCCCTGAGCATATCGCCAAGTTACTAGGTGTTGACAAGTCATTGATTAGAGATAAAGAAGCTAGAGACGCTATTAAGCAAGAGATGCAAGCAGCAGCACAGCAGCAACAGATGACAGATGCAGCAATACAGAATCCTGAAGCGGCAATGCAAGCTATGGAGGGTCAATGATAGAAAGTCAGAGAGATTTTGATGCGTTAATCGCAAAAGTATTCAAGAGCAAAGACGGCAAGAAGGTTCTTGAGTGGCTTGAAGATCGATACATCAAAGCAGCGGTATGTACACCTGGACAAGTAGAAGGCTCAGGATACTATCGAGAGGGTCAAAATAGTGTGGTACGTATGTTTAAGTCCTGCATTATGAGACAAGAGAATGGAAATTATATCAATCGTGGAGACTAGATATTATGGAAGAAGAAACATTATTTTCTGAGGCAGCAGCCCCAGAAGAAGTAACAACAGAAGCAGGTACAACAGAAGCACCAGCAGTAGATGAAAACGCATGGTACTTATCAGAAGGTGTAGCAGGTGAGGGAGAAACACCAGAATGGTTTAAATCAGGTAAGTACGCTACTATTGCAGATCAAGCACAGGCATACAACGGATTAGAGTCTAAGTTAGGCTCATTCACTGGCGCACCTTCTGATGGTTATGAAACTGTTATCCCTGAAGGATTAAATGTAGAGATCCCTGAAGGCGATCCGTTACTAGAGAACTTCAATGATTGGGCGCAGGCAGCAGGACTATCACAGGATGCTCATAGTGAATTGCTTGGTGTATATATCAACGGTATGGCAGGCGAACAACCTGACATGGAAGTTGAGATGAAGAAGATCGGTCCAGATGCCAATCAAAGAATCAATGATATGGTTCAATGGGCTAAAGGTACTTTAGATGAAGGTGAGTTCGAGACACTACAATCTATGGCAACTACAGCAGACGGCTTCCAGTTGTTAGAGAGAATGAAGTCATTGACTAGAGAGACTCAGGTCTCAGCACCAGATACAGCACAACCTGTAAACACAGTTACCAAAGAGGCTTTATATGATCTAATGAATGATGAGAAGTATCAATCATCGTCAGCATATAGAGACGAAGTTAAGCAGAAGTTTGATGACTTCTTCGGTACTGGTCCTGCAAAGACAATTAGACAATAAATAATTAACACTTGGTGTAACTTTTTGTTATAATCAAGCCACAGATACCCGTTGATCGGCCTGTATGAGTAGTTTAAGCGCCTCTAAAGCGCTAGATTCGAACCCATATATGGCCACTTTGAATCGAGAAAGTAAGATAATTTTTTAATTCATAGGAGATTAACATGTCAGTTAATTTAAGTTCTTCGGCATCAGCACAGTTTGACGCAGAAGTAAAACATGCCTTTCAAGGCGCAGGTAAATTACGTGATACAGTACGAGTTCGTACAGGCGTAGTAGGCGATACACATAACTTCCGTACAATGGGCAAAGGCACAGCTGCTGCTCGTGGTACTACTCAAGCAGACGTTACAGCAATGGACGTTTCACATGCTAAAGTTGCATGTGTTCTTAGCAACTATGTTGCACCTGAGTACACAGACATTTTTGATGCTGCTGAAGTAAACTTTGACGAACGCACTGAACTAGCAGGTACTATTGCTGGTGCATTGGGTCGTAGAGTGGATCAGTTAATTCTAAATGCTCTAGAAGCTGTAACTTCACCGCCTGCAATTGCTAACGGTGGTACTAACATGACTTTGGCTAAGATTACAGAAGCTGCTTCAAAACTAAATGATGCTGGTGTTCCAATGGAAGGCCGTGTTATGGTTTGTTCTGCTGCTGCAATTGAGTCAATGATGAACAATTCAACTATCACTTCACAAGATTACAATGCACTACGTGTATTAATGTCAGGTGAAATGAACACGTTTATGGGCTTCGAGTGGAAGATGATCGAAACTCGTTCTGAAGGTGGTTTAGTTGTTGCTACTAACATCCGTTCTTGCTGGGCATACCACAAGTCGGCTGTTGGTTTAGCTGTAGGCATTGACGTATCTACTGAAGTTAACTACGTACCTGAGAAGGTTTCATGGTTGTCATTAGGTAAAGTTAAAGCTGGTGCGGTAGTTGTTGATAAGACAGGTACAGTACAAGTAGACATTGACGAGACTGCATAAGTTAAGTTAAGACTGGCCCTTCTTCGGAGGGGCTTTTCTTAAACTAATTTGGGAAAATATAATGGCCTCAGTTAAGAACTACTCAGATATTGATATTGCTTCTAACGCATTATTAATGATCGGTGAAAACCCAATTGCATCATTTACAGAAGATACAGTAGCTGCACTTATTGCAGCAAACCTATATCACTCTACATTTGAAAGTTTGCTTACTCTACATCCTTGGAGGTTTGCCTCTAATAAAGCAACACTATCAAGACTAACGGCAAAGCCAACTAACCAGTGGAAGTACGCATTTCAACTTCCTGCTGATTTTCTAGTGGCACAACACGTTGACCAAGGTAATCATAACTATCAGATCTACGCAGACAAACTATACTCAGATAACGAGACAATGGTCCTGGACTATACATATAAGCCAGATGAATCATTCTTACCAGCCTACTTCACACAGTTACTAGAGTTAAGACTAGCAGCGGTGTTTGCTATTCCTATTACTGAGTCAGCAACTAAGGGTGAATACTACGCTGGACTGGCTGACAAACAACTACAGAGAGCTAAGACTATTGATTCACAATCTACACCTTCAATTGGCCCACCAGCCCTAGAAGGCTCTAGATTAATTAATTCGAGGTTCTAATGGCTAAAGCAATTGCGTCTCAAGCATCATTCATCGCTGGAGAGCTTGACCCTAGATTATCTGCAAGGATTGATGTAGAAAGTTATGCCAAAGGTGCTGAGACATTAACTAATGTTATTTGTCTTGGACAAGGTGGCGTTAAGCGTAGACCAGGCATGAAGTATATTGACACTGTTACAGAGTCAGTAGTACGCCTAGTCTCGTTTGAGTTTAATATTACCCAGACATACCTATTGGTGTTTGTAGACTCTAAGATGTATGTTTACATGGATGGTGCATTACAGACCAACATCAACGGATCAGGCAATGACTACCTAGTTACACCATATAACGCTACAGAGATCAAAGAGATCGTATGGACTCAGAGTGCTGATACATTAATCATTTGTCATAATGACTACGTGCCTAGAAGGATTACAAGAGGATTAACACACTCAGCGTGGACAATAAGCTCATTAACATTTAGTTACTACCCAACTTACGACTTTAATCGTGATTATGATGCTGGTTCGTTTTCTATTTCACCTACCGCACCAGTTGTGGGCGACACAGCTACAGTCACCTGTTCTAGCGCTACACCAGTTACCGCTAATCATGTTGGTGGAATGTTTGAAGGTAATGGTGGTGTTATTAGAATTACAGGATATACATCTTCAACTGCATTCACAGGCACAGTATTACAAGAATTTATAAATGGCAACGCTATCCCAGGTATTGATGCTTCATTGGAAGAGCCAGTATGGTCATCTACACATGGCTACCCTGGATCAGTAACATTCCATGAATCTAGAATGTGGATGTCAAACTCTACGGCTAGACCACAGACGTTATGGGGATCAGCAATCGGTGACTTCTTTAACTTCGATCGTGGTTATGGTGACGATGCAGATTCGATAGATATTACGATGGACACAGACCAGGTTAATGCGATTTACCACCTGGTATCAGGAAGACATTTACAGATCTTTACTTCAGGCGGTGAGTTCTTTATTCCAGATAGACCTATTAAGCCAGCAAACGTTGGTGTGTTGCGTCAGACAAGATTTGGTGTACTCAAGAAAGTTCCACCTATTAACGTAGATGGCGCAACAATGTTTATACAAAGGAACGGCAAGCAGGTTCGTGAGTATTTATATACTTATACCGAAAACTCGTATGTCTCCACTGAGGTGAATTTGCTTGCCCCTCATCTTATTAATGCTCCAGTTGCTATGGCAGCACAAACTGGCGATATTGATAACGAAGGAAACTACTTATATATCGTTAATGCAGATGGAACGGTGGCGGTGTTTATTACAAACAGAGCTGAATCGGTTACAGCATGGACAAGACTAACAACTTCTGGTGAGGTTAAGGATGTTGCTGAGGTAGAAGACATTATTTACTTCCATGTGAAGAGAACAATCAACGGCTCTACTGTATATACAATTGAAGCATTAGATAATGATACTTATACAGACTCAGCAGTACATGTGGTTAATAGTCCAGCATCAGCAACAGTAACAGGCCTAGGTCATTTAAACGGCCAAGAGTGTAGAGTAAGAGCAGATAGCTCAGTTATGGACAATGCTACACCAGCATCAGGATCTATTACTTTAGCACGTACAGCTACTAATGTTGAAGTTGGTTTAAACTACGATCTAGAAGTTAAGACTATGCCAGTTAATGTAGGATTCCAGACTGGTCCTATCAATGTATCTAAGCGTAGAATATTAAGAGTATCTGCTCAATTGTATGAAGCAAATGGTATTAAAATAAACGGCAAGGCTGTAACTGATAAAGGTTTCGGTCTTGGAGTGTTAGGAGTTACCCCAACAGGCTTTACAGGTATTAAAACTGTACCAATGTTGGGATATTCTAAAACAACACAAGTAACAGTTACACAATCAGATCCTACACCTATGACGTTGTTAGGA